CAGTTAACGAAAAACTACCTACTTTCACACCATTAACATATAGGTTGCAATCATCACCGCTTTGTCCGTTTGTTGCAAATCCAATGTAATACCATTCCGATTCTTCAATCTGAGGGACGGGAGATAAATCCCAACCTAGTAAAGAACCAACACTTGCATAACTTGCATTTGTAAGTGCTATCTGTATCGACATATAATTGTACGTTGACCATTGTAATGTAGTAGCACGGAATTGCATACTAAATGTCCGTTGTGCAGAATTGTTGAATCCGCCAGTCCAAAAATATGTAATGTAAGTTCCCGCGTAACTTGATGTGTCTAAATTGGTACATTTTACGTACGCAAAGGCTGAAAAGGAAGCGTTAACTTCATCAATGTTTCCCTGACTTTTAATGTAGTCATTTGTTCCATCGGTCACAATTGTACCACCATCATCGGTGCTAAAGGTCGGACCATTCACTAAATCAAAGTGATTGCCTTCACCGCTTAAATCAGACCAGACCGTTCCTGTTCCCGGATAACTTGATGTGTCGGTTGAATCCAAATTCAGAATCAGTCCATCCGTTACGAGTCCACCGACCGCAACTCCGCCTCCTCCACGACTTGCGGCAACCCCTATTTTAGAGGTGCTTATCATTGGTTGTAAACGATAACGCTTCCGCTTGTTAAAGTTATAGCGGTTATCGCTTCTCCGTTTGGCACAACTACGTAAGCCCCCGCTTTTAGGGTAGTTCCCGAAAGTCCGTAAGCAGTTAAAGAGTCTGTTGAGCCAACCGTGAAAACGGTTACAACGGTGTCCTCTTGAGCAATAAAAGCGTAGCCAGTTAAGGAACTGTGAGCCGCAACTCCGAGAACTTTGCATCCTCTTCCGCCTAGTAATTTTTGTGAATCAGTCATTTTTTAAATTGGTATTTGGCACTTATTATAGTCGTATGGTTGAGTAATTGAAAGAACGCAAGAGTGACCGCTTACCTTGTCGTCAAAGCGTTCGGTAAATGGTTCAAGTGTTACGCTCGTTTGGATGCTTAAATCGGTCGTGTGCAACTGTCTGAAGTAAGCAACGAAGTCTAAAAGAACTTGTATTGTGTCCGACATTACTTCTTGCTCGTTCTCTTCTCCCGGAAGAACTCTGTCCATTGCCAAGAGTCGGATGTTGTACGTTAAAGTTCTTTCGCTTAGAACTACGCTCTCCTCAATTGCCCAAAGAACAAGGTAATCAAGTTCCTTCGGGTTGATTTCCCAAACGTCCCCGTGTCCGTACTGTTGCACTTGAAGGTGTGCGGTCGCCTCGTTTTCTATTAACTGCAATATTTGGTTGAGAGTGTACAAATTTCTTTAGCTTTTCGAGATTCTTACGGTTTACGCCTATGCTCATATTTATCTTGTAAACTTGTGTTCGTTCGAGTTCTACCTAAGTACAATCCAGTTGTATATGTTCGGGTGTCAGGTTGAATTGTATCAAGTCCGCTATTTGGGTTTGCGTAAGCTGGATAGTTCGTACTGTTCTCTAGTAAGAAGTTAACCAACCTCTCCGTGTACGACTCCGCTTTGTCCTTATACCTCTGCTGGATGAAGTTAATCTCGTCAAGAGAAGCGTTTGAGCTGTTCTCAGAACTTTGTTGATGCAGTCCTTTGTTTAGGAACTTGTAAGATATAGCTGTCGGTGCTTCAGCCTGAACCCAGTACAAAAGAGAAGGTTGAATATAGTCCTCTAAAAGCGTAAGGTTTGCGGCAGTTAAACTTGATGCGGTTATCTGCGTTTTTAGTTCATCGTATAAGGTAGTTCCAATCTTGTGTTGGATGTGTATGTCCTGACACATCAATACAACTGGGCGCAAATATTTAAAGTCAATATTCTCGTGTAAAAGAGTATTGTCTTTAAGGAAAGTTTCGCTTATAAATAATACGTTAGCCATCTTACTTTTTAACCTTCATTAGTTTCTGCTCCCAGTAATGGCGACAATGGTAAGAAGTCTCTCCGTTTGGTCGTCTCCAAAAGCCACCGCCTCGCATCCAAACGTTTCGATTAGCCTTAATTCCTAACTGTTGAATCTCATCAAGTTGCCAACTTTGACCATCTTCGGTTAAGTCAACTAATCCAGCGCAGAAAGGTCTTGTAGTGGGAAGTTTAGAACCTCCCGAAACATCGGGTCGCTTCTCGTAAGTGTAACGAATAACGAACTCCTCCTCGACTGGTGGAATTTCTTTAAGTAATCGTTCGCCTTCTTTGGTAATATTAACGACCCGTTGGCTTGAGTCTAGCACTTCGCCAATTTCTAACACAATCGCGTTAGCTTCATTTAGTACCTGAAGCCCAGCCATAACCCTCTCAATTGAAAGTTGTAACTGCTCTGCAATTGCTAAGAAAGGAGTGCTTGGGTTCTTCTTTAAGATGTCAAGAATAGCCGTATCAATTGGGTTCACTTCAGCAAACCAATACTTGCGGTTGAGTTCTTCGTGTAGACTTGCGGAGGTCTCGCTTTCAAAGTTCAAAGCCTTACCCTCTCCGACTGGTTCGTAGTCTGTTGAGCCGCAATTCTTGAAGTATTCAATTAGGATACGTAGTCATCGTCCGCTTTCTCAAACACTTGGCGCATTTCTGTGGCTACTTTTTCAGGTATAACATCACCCGTTACCGTTGCTCTTGCAATCTCGTCTGTGAATCCGTACAACTCAACAAGAACCGCAATGGCTGAAGTCTCAGCGATAAGACCTTCTTTAACATTTTGAAGTAAAGTAATTATACCGCTAACACCACCGACAGAACCCTTAAGAGCCGCTTGAGCGTCTTTCGTTTTATTGTCTGCCCCGTCTTCTTCTTCTTGTTTTTTTCCGCTTAGACCAACCTTTTCTCTGATTTCTTCTTGAGTCATTACCGAAGTAACGGTTGCTTCTGAGAACTGCACGCTTATTGGCTCTGTGTCTTGGATGTATAAACGGTTTGAAAGCCCTTGCAAAGAAGCTAGTTCGTTAAACACCCTTTCGATAAACTGTTGGCGGTTGTTTATGTAAGTGTTTTGAAACAACTCAAACGAATCAACTAATTGGTTTCTTGATGTGAATATTCCGTCCTCTTTAATACCGAATAGTGCTGGGTCGGTTACTTGATGACCAGCGTAGATTTCTCTTTGTACGGTCTTGTTTAGAATATCAAAACGCTTGTCGAAGTCGTTACCGTTTAGTTGCTGAATCTCAACGCCTCGTTCCTTAGAATCTGCGAAGTTTAACACTATTGAATTAGCGTTATCAGTACCTGAAAATTTGCTAACTATCTGATTTTCAATCTGTTCTTGCTCCTCAATCGTGGGTTCGCCATTGTGAAAAGATACGATAGTCCCGCCAACAAATCCCGATTTACAACTATTGAGATGGAAATTCGCAATTTCAGTATCGAGTTCAATGTACGATGTTGAGCCTAAATAAGTCGGTAGTGGATAATAACGGCAATCGGGAGAATAGCCCTTAACGTAAAGTAGTTGTTTTCCACTTGGTTCTTTCCAGTTAAACGCCTCAATCTTCTCAACTACTGGATTGTGCTTGCTCCAATCTTCTGAATGGTAATAGCAAGACCCGTCCTCGTTGCTTCTGTAACGTGCAAAGTCAGCATGATAAATAGCCGCAATCTTATCGTTTAGTTGGTTGTAAACTATCTCAAGAGCAAAGCCGTTGTATAGTTCGTAATCAAGCGCAACCTTCTCTAAGATGTCGTTTAAAGACTCGTATTGGTTCGGGTGGTTAATGAACTCTTGCAACTTAGCAAGCCCCATAGTGTCCAAGCCTTCAGCGTTAACCGCCCAGCCTTGACCGACAACGTAATCCTTTTTAGAATTGATGATAGCGTGGTTCTTTGCGCTTCTTCTGTAAAGGTCAAGCAAGTATTCGGGATAGCGGTTCTTGTATTCGCCTTCGTCCCCGAAGAGAATCCAGTCCTTGCCTCTTGCTTCTTTGAAGGTCGGGACTTTCTGCGTACCGAAGTTTAATACTTTAAGAGCCATACACTACATAATTAGAGTTACCGCCTGAATAACTGGTAACTGGTGTTGTTGTTCCCGTAACTTTTACTATTCCGCTTTCGAGTTCTGTTAACCCGGTCGGGTCTAGGTTAGAACTTGAACTGTTGGCGTAAACGAAATACCTTCATTGTCCTTCGTTGGTCATTTCCACTTCAGCGTTTAAGT